AATCAACACGCCTCTATAACTGTCTGCATCTGATTTTAAGTCGTCCCTGCCTTCGTTCCTGTTCTTTTGGTCGGGTGTTTTTTGATATTCATCATCTGTTGTTCCGTAGGTTTTATTTCTAATCTCAAACGTTAACGGATTTGTTACACGGTAATCCACTTGCGCAACAATAAACGGTGCAATGTACTCATCTATTAACTTAACCTCATCAGCGTTTAAATCGTCATCTTCTACACCTTGTAAAATACGCTTGAAAAAGGTAGTGCCTAGTATGTTTTTAAGCTCAATGTCTTGCGCTCTACGTAGAGTCGTAGTTAAAATATCATCGCTTACATTTCTTTGCGTGTACCCTTTACTCTTTATTAAGGAAATAGGTATGATAAATCTATTTTTCATTTTTCATTTTTTATGGTACATCGTTTTGAATGTCTGCCGCTGTTTGGTTGTTCATTGTTGCGTCTAGTGTTCCTTGTGAATCTTGCAATATTGGGAAGGTGTCACCGTCTCCCATTCTCCACCAATGATCAGGAGCACTGCTTAACAGGCTTAAATCGTGAGGGGTTCCGCTGTTGTAAATATTAGATATATTTGAATTTTCATCACTTGACCATAAAGCTAACTCGTCAAAGTTTGACCCCCTTGAATACTGCTGATAAGAGGTTAACCTTGAAACCCTAAAAAATTGAGTATTTATAGCACCACTAAAACCAAAATTTGAGTTGGTGTTTGTTGTAGTTTGCAAAACTCCATTTTTATATATTTTGAAACGTCCGTAACTCGTGTTAATACCTCCGCTACCGTTCTCAGTAGTCCCGCCATCATATATAAATATCCAATTATCCCAAGTACCAGCCGTTGTGCTTCCTACTGGAGTTTGTAGTTCTAAATTGTTAAAGTTAGTACCATAAAATAATGAAAACCTACGCCTAGATGAATTATTACCCTTGTATCTAATATGTAAACGCCCCTCATTATCTAAGTCATTACCGCCAAAACTTAGAATAGTTTGATTTTGGTTATTAGATGTAGAAGGCTTTACCCATATAGAAAAACTCCAAGGCGTTCCAGTATTGTTTCCGCTTCTGTAAAACGGGTTTGACGTGTTAGCTGTTATGTTTAAAAAATCAATATTATTAAAAAATACGCTTTTAGTATTTGAAAAGTTCGGGTTAGACACTGTTAATACTATTGTTTCGCTGTCCTCCCCGTTGTAGTTTATTGCTTTTACTTGTATATTATACGTCCCACTTGATAAGCTTGATCCACCGATTAACTTTCTTACGTTACCCTCAACTGTAACAATTCCAGGGACGTTTGACAAATCCCATTCATAACCAACACCAAAATCAGAATTTAAAGTATAGTTAATTATAGCACCTTGAACGCTATTGATTACAAGGCTACTAGTTATATTTGGTACTTGATTCGTTGGAGTACCCGAACTTTGAAATAAAGTATTTAATAAATCTCTAACCTCTTCCGCTGTTCCTGCTCCTCCGTTATTTATTGATTTTTGTTGGTATGTTTCTCCATCATTATCTTCAAATTCTGTATGATCCGCGTCAGAAACTATATCTATTTGCCTCGCTAAATCCATTATTGTGATAGTAGTAGATGGAACAGTAGCTTGTAAACTGTTAAGAAATTGCGCACCGTTTGCGTCTTCAATAAAAATTGAATTTGCTGATGTATCTTTATATATTATTATGCTCATCCTTTTATATTTTGAATTACGCTCCCCGAATTTAATAAAGTACCTTTAGTAGATAGATTAATCTGTAATTTTATAGGATTGTCTCTAGTATTAGTATCTCCCATGTATATTAGGTCGGGCTGTAATGAAAATCTATAAAACTGACCGCTTCCAGAATCAAGCCTACCAACGATTTTTTCAAGTGTATACTCAGCTATTCCCGTTCCTAAAACATACCTAAATTTCAATAAGGCGTTGTTAGTCTTTGGTTTTACTGAGTAATCGTTCCTTATTAATATAGTATCTCCAAGGGTTAGTTCAGTTGTATCAATATAACCCGTGGAAAAATCAATTAATTCGTTAACGCCAAATGGCTTATATTTTTTATTAGTAAAAGCTCCAAGACCGTTATTTGGAATATCAACCCATACATCAGCGTCTATTGATATTTCCCCCGTTGTATCGTTGTAGTCTATAAAACCTGAACGATTAGGCTGGTATTCTATCTCGTTAAAAGAATCAATAAAATCTTGAAGCGATGAGTTGTCAAAAGGTTTTCCCAAGTAATCTATAAAATAATCAGCTGGCTTTTTTGTTATTATAGCATTTTCATGGTAAAAAAACTGAAACAGGTTACCAAATTTCTCACCCCTTAAGTAATACATAACATAAGGCGTAACACTTGGTGTTTCAAGTGATATAAAAACAATGTTTATTCCTGACTTTATTAGCTGGATCATATTACAATGTTATATTTTGTACCCACGTATGACGGCATGAGGGCGTGTTAACTCCCGTTTCTGGGTTGTGATACCAACCACCGCGATAACTCCATACGTCCCTATCTACGTTCGCGCTAATGGTGTTTATCTCTTCTCTAGTGTATAACCTATCAAATTCTATTAAAGTCTTGCAGAAAGGTCTTGATTCACCCCCTGCAACTAAATCTGGTGCTGTTGGTTTCTTCTCATAAGAATACAATACTTTAAACTCCTGTTCTGGTATTTCCTGTTCCTTTCCCAGATCCGTTACTTTCCAATCCTCTAACACTCCTAAACGACCCAACTTAACTAACTCCGTTGTAAGTTCTCTACCAGTCATCTTAAGTGCTTTAGCTACTGATTGATAACTTTCACCGTCTCCGATCATTGTAACGATTACACGTTGATCGTCTGTAAGTTCTAGTGCGAACTTTGATTTAATGTACTGAGCTTTGAAATCTTCTTCGTTGTCTTCGTAAACTGAATAAACATCAGAATGTAATACTTCAAACTCTGAACGCGGTCTACCAAACTTAGCAAACTCTAAAAGAACGTTGTCATGCTCTTGTTTCTTGAAATCGTCTACCGTAGTTGTTGGTGTTTCATCGCCTCCTTCAATTGGCGGTAACTTACCGAGTCTACGGGTTTCGTTTATAGTCATTGCGTTAAGCACCTTAGTAGCTACCAATGGTGACATACTGTTAATACTTTCAGCTACTACGTTGTCAGGGTCTACATTCTGTTCTACAAGTATAGAGGGTACGAATTCGTTAAACTCAATATTAGGATTACCACCATTCAGCCTAGTAAACGCCCAGTTCAAGGGGTCTAATAGTTGTCTTTGTCTAACTTGTACGTAGTTTTCGTGAAATAAAAGGTATGCTGTTTCCATTTCTTCCTTACTTCCAAACATGGATTCTGTGAATACTCCAAATAAAGAGGGAGAAATAACACCATGAGCAACCATAATAGAGTTTGTGGTAGTCTTTTTAGCTTGATCGTAGCGTTTATCTAGGTCATTACCGTTTATTTGCTCAACCATTGGCTGTGAATCCTTACCATCCGAGAAGGTTAATATCAACCCCCCTTGCTTGTTTCGGTCGGTTGAACTCATTTTAAGCTCTTTCTCTAGTAGTCTACGTTGATCCTTGTCCTTTGGTCGCCCGTTAGCAAAGTTGATTAATGTTCCGCCCTTCCATCCGTTAACAACCTCAGAGTATGTAAAGAACGACATTTCAATAGCTGCCATTATATCAGTAATAGCACCTGAGTAGTTTACTGACGGATAGTAATTAGCTGTTAATCCTTTTAACTCATCAAAGTTTCTTTGTTTTGGCTTAGTGATTACGTGCATCAAACATTCTGAATCTGTCTCTACATCTACGTAATGGATATTCTTTATCCTTCTGTAACCCGTATCTATTCCTTGTCGTTTCTTGCTCCAATCCTGCGAGAACTCATAAAAGGTTCTGTTCTCATTCACCCGAATAAGCTCATAATCCATTGGTTCAACGTACCAAGTACCCGTTGTTAGGTTCTTTTTAAATAACCAATCTTGTGTTTCTCCTATCTCGAAGTCTCTACAAACTGAATCAATTACATCTTGTAAAGAATAAGCACTACTTTCGTTGTCTATTATGGATTGATCTCCTTTTACACCTCCTGCTGTGATGAATTTAACCTTCTGATTAATAATCCCACCGTGTACAGGGTTCTCGTAGTACCACTTGTTAAGGTTTTGCGGGTAAAGATTATCGTGTCCCCAGTTAACAGAACCTGTTTGTTGGTTTATCTTCTCTGTTGGTTCGGGTTTGTTGGCTTCCCTAAACACGTACTTTGCTGTGTTCTTTATATCTTCGGTATTCTCAGGCATTTATATACGTATTTGTCGATACTTCGTTTACATATTCTGTCTCAGGTGTACCCTGTAACAACATCTTGCCAACTTCAACTAAGTTTCCTAGTGTTTCGTCTGTGCTTGTGTCGTTAGGCATCTGATAACATCTATATTCGTAGTATCCTGTTATATCAAAGGTAACGTCCGTCCCTTCTGTAAGCTCAAAATAGTTGTATCTCTTCGTGCTTACTCCTAAATCTGGTAATTGTAATCTCTTAGAGTGGTTGCCGTCCCCTTGATCCTGCTCAAGATGAAATACAAATAACCAATTATTCGGAAGCAGGTCGCTTTTTAGTTCGCTTAGAGTTACCGCTATCTTGTTTAGTTGGTTCTTTTGCAATAGTATCATCCTTTTTATCCTCTTTGATGTGTCCTAATTTAACTAAAATAGCTCTGTTTTCGGGAATGTCTTTTATCATTCCTAGTTTCTTGTCGTAAAATTGTCTCATAATTCAAAAAAAAGGGAAGCGTTAACCTCCCTTAAGTATTAGTTAGTAAATGATCAAGGTGCTAACAATGCCAATACAATCGCGCTGTCAATCTTCAATCCCTTGTAAGTTTCCTTACCTGCGAAATTCAATGTAGTTCCGTTCATGTCCTCGAATGCTGTACCTGTTGCACGCTCATCTAAACATTTAGCACCGTACTTACTGAAATACAATTCATAAGTTCCGTCATTCAACTTAGCAATAAGACTTGTACGCCCTTTAGCTAGTTCCTCAACTGAAACAATCATTTCTTTTGTATTACCATGTAGCATCAATACTGCTGCTTGTTCTCTTGCGTATGATCCTGATGCACGTTCACCAATTGCAGTGTCCGTTACACTTGAAGTTTCTTGTTCTACTGTTACAGGGTACGCGTACTTTGTAGCTAAAAGTGTTAAGGCTGTTACCTCACCTGCTGCGAAAGTAAACGTATCTACTGTCGTTGCTCCTGCTGAATCGAATCGTGGGTACATATACCAAGTATCTACTCCTCCTGCTTCGTCACACTGAATACCGTTAATTGCTGCTGTTAATTCACACATAATATTTTTGTTTTAAAAGTGGGGGCGCGAACCCCCGTTAATAATTTAGTGAATTGTCAATTATGGTGTGAACTCTAAACGTGTAAAGTACTTATCCCAAACAATTTGAGTACCCATTCTGAAACTAGCTTCGGCTTTCAATTTATCATTGTAGTCGTCGTACTTAATTTCTAAGTCCATGTCGCTCATCAAGTCAGTTCCTAAGAACGTAAGTGATAAAGGCATAACAATTGCTTCTGCTGTGTTATTAAGTTGCGGTAGCGTCTCAATCATGATTCCCATCAACGGCAATTCAAATTGCATGTTCGTTGTGTTCTTGTCTGGTGACACCTGTGTATAAGGATTAGAAGCATTCCATTGTTCTAAAACTGTTAACGCTTCTGTTCTTCCCATGTACATTTTGTGAGGGATTCCGTTATCCAATAACTCAGTATCAATACCTTTGTAAAGCTCTTTTGCCAGATCATAACCGTTTGTATCTTTCCATCCTGTCGCTGCTGTTACTGCTGTGGTTACAACCGTTACGTCTGCACTAGCGTAAATGATTTTACGTAGACCGTCCATCAATGCAAGTTCCGCGTTACCTGATGCAGTATCACCACTCAATACTAAATCTTGTGCTTTCTTAGAAATTACTCTAGTTAAGTATGCGATTAAGATACTCTCCAATTCAGAAGGAAGTTGACCGTTTTGTTTCTTAAGCCCGATAACGTTCAAGATTTGCGTAATCTTACCGTTCAAGTCTTCGTTACAGAACTCAATACCTGCTTGAAGCAATACAGTAGTTAAACGCTTCTCTGTGAATACTACCGAACCATCTGGTGAAGTTGTGCACCCTGTCTTAGCTTGAAGTGTAATATCAGCGTTTAGCAATGCGATGTCTACATAACCTTTAACCCCTTCTTCTAGCGTCAAGTCTGATAAGAAACTTGAGTCCTCGATTAAGTCTGTAATGAAATTTGGCATTGTATTATCTCCCCATGCAGGAAGTGCCGAATTATCATAGTCGAATGTTTCTTTTTTCTTTTGGTTGAATCGTTCGATCATCTCGTCCAACTCTACACCAAATCTTTGTTTTAATTGTGCTTTAATGCTCATTTTATTTGTTGTTTAATTTCTTGAGTTTTTCAAAATATCTGTTGAACTCAATATTGGTTTTTCTGTTGCTGCTGCTGCGTTTGCTTTTACTTCGAACTTCTCACCCTTCTTGATCGCTGACAATTCAGCTTTCATAGATTTGTTTTCTTTCTCAATAGCCGTGAAACGTTCATCTTGTTTTTCGAACTTAGCCTTGTATTCTTTTGCGATACCTGCCATTAGTTCCTCAACCTCTGTGCGTAGTTCCGTGTCTACCGTTGCGGGTGTCTCTACATCTTCATCGGTGAACTCTTCAATTGAAGTGATGATTCCTGATCCGTCAACCATCGCGATACGTACCGAACCATCTTCTAAAGTAAGTTGATAATCTCCTTCTGGTGCTGGTAGCTGCTCACCTTCTGATTCAATGAATAGTTGCGTACCTGCTCCTAGTTCACCCTCGTACATAATTACCTTTCCTTCGGCATCTGTTGCACTTGCAAAATTCTGTTCTGTTTTGTCCTCGCCTGTAAACAGTTCTTTCACCGTTTGCCAAAGCGTTTCTTTTTTATCTGTCATTTTATCTATTTTTCTAAATCCCATTTTCTGTACAACTCCGTCTGCATCTACTAAGAAGTTAACTCCCTCTTTAGTAACGTACTCACCTGCGTCTAGTCGTACAGTTGTATCGTTGTATTGGTTGTAACGTGTTAGCTTGTCACCCTCCTTTACATTGTCCTGTTCTATTTCAACATCCCATTTAGTAACGTTTGTCACGTCACTTTTAAAGTGTGCTACATTCATTCCGCTATGTTTTTGCTTAATATTGATCTTTACTTTGTCAAACCAACCCTCAACAGAGAACCCGTTGAACTTACCATCCTTCACGCCTTGCCAAATAGCATCATCTGTAACGTGATAAGAAGCGATCCATGAACCGTCTTGCAGTTTCATGTGTTCAAATGCTTCG